CTCGGTTTGGGGTACAACAACAAGATACAGACTGGCTCTCCTGTTGAGGCACGGTTTTGGGAAGGGGACGTGGCCCCCGGTCATGGACTTAGAATGTCGCAAGTGAGTCGATAACCTCACGGTTGATCGACGTGGTGATGATGTCGAGCGCATTAAGGGCGCGCTGGGCGACTAGGTGAATGCGGTATTTGCCCGTAGGGAGCACATAGAGCGCGGTGCACCGACCGGAAAGCAAAGTGTTGTGTCGCACGATAGGTGTGACAGTGACTTCGGTTCCGGCGCTGTCTGTTTTGATGAGGCGGATGAAATCATCCACTCCACCAACGACAGCCTGAGTCGCAGCAATGGCGAGGAGGACGGAGTGACTCGTCCTCTTCATCCAGTACGCATGTTCCGCAGTTTCCCGCGGAAAGAACGACTGGAGTCCGACAATCCTCGACGCTGCCTGTCCGATTGCCAAATCAAACGGATAGGCGGCTAGGGAGGGTTCCTGGCCGGTGTCTACTGCACCATCCTGCCATACGGCACGCATGGTGGTCGTAGCGCCTTGTGTGCTGGGCCGGGGATCCGAAAACTCCATTTGATACCGGACGCGCAATTGTCCGATTGTAGTTCCAAAATCTACACCTTGAGTCATAAACACAAGGCGGCCACAGGTTTGAAGGCGATCATCGGCAGCAGGGTCGGGGGTCACAGCAGCTTTGTTGTAAAACTTGGACAAAGTCCGAGCCAACGCGTTGCTGGGAACGGCAATCTTCATAGGTTGCCAACAGTTGCCTGTTTGTGTTCCGAACAGTGAGTTCATCTCCTCAATGCTCTGGGGTATTGCTGCAGTGGGATCGGCTTGAAAGCCGATCGCCAGGACGCCGGATTGCTCGGCGCCACTCTGGGGTACGTACGTAAATTCCAAACTCTTGACACAGTACTGCTGATACAACACGCCCTCTTGAGAAAGGCGTGGAAAAGTGTACTCTTCACAAGGGTTGATGGGGTAGGAATCGAACAGTCCGTCGGCACCAGGATTGGTGTTCACCACGACGGAGGTGACGAGCTCGGCGCCTGTTACCACGCGTATGGGCCCAGCTGCGGCGGACCGCACCTGTTGCCCAAGAGCGCGAGGGGCTGAGGTAATCTGGTAATTGGGCTGGATACCCAATTTGCGACCAGCGTACCACTTGCCCGCATTTGCACGGCGACGTCGAGAACGTCCTACGCCGCGTAGGGCGGCGGTTCCGGCGCGGCGAGCGCCGGCGCGAAACTTCGGATTCGCGGCGACTTGTCTTACGATCTTAGCGATTAGAGCGGCTGACATTCAATTATCAATTACGGTTTATCCATGACCCCTCACCTCGGTGCTGCGCTCAAAGGGGGTCATATTCAGCCCTAGCGAGGGCCAAATAGACCGGATGCTCTAGAAAGGAAAACGGGAGGGCGTGGACCCATTGTGCCTCAGCGGAAAGAATGTCTTCCCGGTCACACATGTAATGTTCCACGACGTCCTCAACCGGATCGAGTAAATCGGGCATGGTGCCCCGGATCATCCACTCAATCTGTTTGGCGGCGCTTGGAGTGCCCGCCACATGAAAACGCCAGACAAACGCCCGGAGGATGGGCACTTGGGCGTACTGAGCATACGTTGAGGCTAGAGCGCGAAGGCCGAGAATACAAGCTGTGCGCAGGTGTGGCTCGCGGTAGGTCACGCGAGGGTCCTTTTCGAATTTGCCGACTTTCAATATGCGCGCGGGACTTGGACCCCACGCATAGCCTCCGGCCACTGTGCGATAAAACATTCCCTTCAGAAATGATAAGTAGCGGAGATCTGTGGCACTTTCTGGTTTTAGTGCGAACCCCATGGCGAGCATGTGTCTCTTGATGTGCTTGCAAGATGCTTGAGGGCCGCAGGTTTGTAGCGTTTCAACCCACGCGGCCATGCAGACTATGGAGTTCCCAATAGTGGTATCGGGCCCTCCTGTGTCACGAACCGTGCGCTCCTTGCGGCGCACGCGAACGGAATCGCCCAACGTGCTATTCCAGGTGTAAGTGGCTTCACTGACCTTTTGTAGAACATCAATCAAATCGGGGGAGGCTCCTAGGAGGCGCAACGCCGTCCATTCGAACCTTAGCACCGCCAAAGACTGACTCTGGTCATAAAGCGAAAAATCACCCGACAGCCATCGCACGGACCCATGGCCAGCGATGCCTATCAGAGCATCATCGCCAGCCACCATGATCATGAAGTGCGGAAACGGGGAATCTCTGCGCGTGGTCAGTTCCATGACCGCCTGTCCTAACTCAACATCGGACAAGCCACTGGCAAAAATGGGCAAAAGGCTGCCTCCATTCATCACGCGCCAGTGTCCTGGAGCCCATAACCCGTGCAAGCGTGCAGTCAATTCCCGGACCTCTGGCCCTACCCACACCTGTACTAGGGGGGATACAGCCGCGATTAATCGGGGTTTGAAGGTCAACGTGGGCTTCACCAGAAACTCATTGGACTTTACCATGATCTTTGTCGTGCGCAGAAAGTGTGCATCTAGAGTGGGCCGCATTGCCTCCAACACGCCGGCGGTGTATCGCATGAACCGCTGCTTGGCGGGTGGGAAGTGGGCCAGATACGCTTCTACCAATGCGGGTGAGCGATCTATAACGGGGAAATACGTGTCAATCAACTTGAACAAAAGTTGGCACCACTTCGGATCGCTAAAGGAGTGCTGTTGACCGGCGAGGTTAGGGTGTTCGGCGCATAAGCGCTCCGTAACTCCAGCCATCAACATTGCTCCATTTCTGCTAGCGATGTAAAGTGGGACGTTTGTAGGCAAAACGTAATACGACACGTCGCCCATGTGGCGGAAATCGAGTTCCGGCGCACCCCTCACCAGCGGCACAAGATGGTGGCAAGGGTTCTTGGGACTTGGGACATGGGGCCGACACAACCGCGGGACCGTCGCGTGTTCGGCGGGAAACTGGGACACAGCGATCGTTTGATCGGGCAACAACGCGTCTTTCAAATCTGACGGGTGAGTGGCCTGCAGCCAACTCCTCCACTTGCTGGGAACCCAGTTCATCACTGCTGCGTTGGTCGCATAGTGCAAAGGCACACGCGCCCAGAACGGCAGTAGGAACGTCGCTCCGTGGAAAAGAGTTAGCCAAGGCCAAGTGTTACGTGGGTGGACAGCCAGGTCCAACGACGTGACAATGCCGACACCGATGGGATGACACTTGATCACCTCCTCAAGGAGGGGGGACCACCAGCGCCCAAAAACGTTGGCAGGAACCAACGCCGACAGGCGCTGCATCGATGCTTGGAGAAATCGCTTGCCCAGGTACAGGGCGGCTGTTCCGGCAGCCGCCAAAATCACCTGCTTCGTGGGAAAGTGTATGAGACGGGTAGTGGTGGAAGAGTCCATAGCTTTGGACACGTTTGCGTGTCCATCAGCAGATGCATGAGCGGCGGCCAAATATACCTGGCCACGAGCATCCGCTTGATAAATCCAGGCTGCTAAGGCATGCCGCTGGACTTCCGCCTGGGCCCTGAGGGGGTACAGGCGGCAAAAGCGTGGATAGTGTTGGGATAGGAAATCGCGGGCGGCTGTGGTGAGATTCTGCCATGTCCACGAAGTCACCCTATGTGCATCACGGTAGGCGACTAGGTGGGCGAAAAGGCGCTCGTCGAACCATTGCTTGGAGGCTCCCGCTGACAGCCACGTGCGAGCAAAATAGGGCAGCCACGACATGCAGTACGCACGCCACCTGCCGGGAATGGAGACATGCACACATCCCAGAGGCCCGCGATCAGGGGTGGAAGGCACACCTGTATCATTGCGGGCCACATGGATGGCGATGTCATGATTAAGCGATTTGTGCACGGCCCAAATTAATTGAGCATTCGCCCCAGCCTCACAGAATCGATCTAAAGCTGGGTGACGCGGATGGGCCCCTGACTCGGCGTCTGGCCGGGCAATTACCCACTGCACGTCATTTGAATCACGATACCAGGCTCCTTCGCCGTGGCTATCTCCAAACAGACCATCGAATCGCTTTAAGCCCACAACAGCACGCTTGAGCACGGG